GCAGCACCGCGCTGCAGTGCTGACATTATAGCACCGGTTTTTATCCCGGTGCAACTGTTTTTAACTAACGGTGACTTCGAACGTCAGGTCCCGGATGCAGTCCTTGACTGCATCCTCGATGTCGAACTGGTTTCTCATGTAGCGCTCGATGTCTTCCTCGACGTCCAGGTGGACCGTGGCCCAGGTATCGAGGCGGTCATCCAAATGGTTGTCGGCCCAGTCCTCAATACAGGCATTGATGCGGGAATCGAGGTCCCCCTTGAGTCCTTCGATGGCAGCGGATGCGCCTTCAATCACTGTGCTGGCCAGTTGGGCATGGACCCGCTGGGCGACGGCCTCAACCAGTTGATCGAACAAGGCGGCCAGTGATTCGGCGCCAGCGGGGGAAGTGGTTTCGATTGTCATGCTCTATCCTTTCTAGGGTTGACTGCGGCGGGCGCCGCAGCAGTGCTCATTATACCCGGGCCATGGGCCCGGGCCGCCAATTGTATTTTTCAATCGAAGGCTAGCGCCCGATCAATTTCGGACTGAAGAACCAGATCCGCCGCTTCCCAGCAGGAAGTTTCCTCCCCTTGGTCATTGGTGAACGTCACGCCATCGTAAATGGGTTTATCAAGCTCAGCATAAACGCTGAGCAGCAGCGACAGGGTGGCGGCGCTGCGACTGGTCATGAGGAACACGGCCAAGGCATGGGCGCGGGCGCCCTCGGTGCTGCGGTCATTGATGACCGCTTGGGCCAGTTGGTTGATGTGCATGGTCAGGCCTCCTCGATTTCCGGAGGCAGAACCTCCGCATACGGGTTACCTGCGAACAGGCGGGCCAGGGGGACCATGGCAACATTGTCCCCTTCTTCCTCCTGAAGCGCGCAAATCACGGCGACATATTCGCCGGTTACTGCATCGGTGCATTCAAGCAGGGCAGCATCATTGTTTTTAAACGCTCGTTTTATTGTTTCAAAATTCGAAACGTCTCCGGGTTTGAGGGCCATAGCTCTATCCTTTCTTGATCCGGGGCACCGCGCCCCGGTTCCCTCATTATGCCCGGGCACGGGCCCGGGTCCAATTGCATTTTTTTATGGCGCCCGGGCCGCCAATAGCGGCCCGGGGACCCCGGACCAAGGGCCCGGCGCCACGTTTTGGGCGTCACGCGGCAGGGACCGGGGGCCCGGTTTCCCCCTGCGAAGCTAACCGGGCCGGGTTATGCATTTTTTGCATAGTTTCCCAATGGGCGGCCAACAGGCGCCGCCCATTTTGGTGCCAGTTAAGCCGAGAGCAGTTCCATAGCCCGGTTTTTGATAGCCGAACCAGTGCCGAACCATGCCGACTCAATGCGGGTGCTATTGCTGCGGCCCCGCTCGTGGTCAATCAATTCGGTTACCGCGTTAAGCATCCCCCAGCGGGTCCCCATCACGCCGGGTATTTCCGAACCAATGGCCGAGCCCTTAAACAGGTCCATCACCCTGCGATATGCCCGGCTTTGGGTTATCTCAAGGCGGCCCGTATGGTAGGGCTCAAGCAAGGCCTTAACGAATTCGTCCGCCTCCGACTGGGCCATAGGCTTACCAGCAAGCGCCCGGGTTTCGAGCAGGAAGCGCTCCCATTTGTCCGCCACAATGCCCAGTTCCATGCGGACCGCGTCCGGATCGAAGCGCTCACTGTGCAGAACCCTTACTTCGTTTTTATCGTCGCCCAGTGCCCTAACAATCGTGTTATTGCACACAACACGAACACCGGTAAATTTAGCGGTGGTGGCCATGGTCCCGTCGTAACTGGTGGCCAGCAGCACGTAGGGCCGGACGTTATCCCCAGCGATGACTTCGGCGCCCGGGTTGACTTTTGCCAGTGCCCAAATACGTTTTCCATGGCTCAAGGCTCCGGCGGTTTCGATTTCAAACCCGCCGATTTCCGAAAGCTTGCCAAAGAAACCCATCACTTCAGCCGGTTGAACCGTACGGTATCCGTCAGACACTACAGAAAGCGCCCCGCCTGTATCGCTGCGGTGCAATACCTTACGGCCCTTGAACACTTCGGGCTCAGTGGTGGATTCGGTTTTGTTCAGTACCGGGCTTTCGAGCACGGTATACGCTAGCCCGGCCTGCCGGGTCCATTCCTCAATTGAAGCGCCCGGGGTCAGTTCCTGCCCCAGTCCATGCCATGGTTTAGCGCCAGCGTAAGCAATTGCGGCGGCGCCGGTGGTGGTGTCAATCATGTGTGCCATTTTCTCTATCCTTTCTAAGGGGTTAGCCCGCCGCACAATTGCTGCGGGACTGGTGACATTGTAGGGGGTCCAATTGGACGGTCCAATTGATTGTTTCTATCCGGTTTCTACTTCCAGTCGAATTTATCAATAATCCACCATGCCACTATTATTATCAGTAGCACCATGAACATTAGGCGACCTTTCCGATATCACCCGCCACATGATGGCGCAGCATAGAACCGGGCGGCAGCGAGCGAGCAAAGCGGCGCAAGGCTTGCCCATCATTGGCGGCGCCGTCCGTCCGGGTTTTGTGCCATTGGATAGCAGTCGGGCCGCTGGCGGCATAGCACCCGCCGCCGGTATCCGTGCCTACTTTCTTCGCTCCCGTGCCATGGGCGACAAAAACAATCACTTCCTTGCGGTCAGGCCGGGCACAAAGCGGGGACCCGCCGCCGCATTGTGCGCACGTGAACGAATCGGACAATTCAGCGGGGCACCGGTAGAACCTAACCCCATCACGGACCATCGGCCACTGATCGGCGGTATCTTTTGGCGCAGCAAAAACGGCAGGACGGCCCGCCTTGACCGATTTAACAGCATCCGCCACGGTATCGCACGACACATTAATGATGGTCTGGCCGGGCTTTGCTGCGGGTATGGCCCGGTGGTGAAAATGCGAATAAGTCCAAGCGATGCCCCGGGGCGGCACGGACTCAAGCAAGGCCTGCATATAGTCCGGGTCCACTGAATCGGCGCCGGTTTCGCTTTTGGGGTGCAGCTTGCACGTTTTCGGGCATGTTCCGTAAGTCTGATGCTCCCCACTGCGATAAGTAACAGCAATTGGGCCGGTTTTACGGTTTGAAGAAATAGCTACAGTTTTCAGCATGGCTCTATCCTTTCTAAGTGGTTTCCGATCAATCGGAGCGCCTATTATGGCCCGGCGCCCCATGGGGTCCAATTGATTGTTTCTATTGCCCCGCCTGCTCTGATAGTTCCGTCATCAGTTCCGGCCAGGGCATGCCCCTACTGGGCCAGTCCCTTAATGGTGGTAACCTAAGGCCCTCAGTAGCAAGGGCGACAGCATCGCGCCCATGGTACAGATATACCCGGGCCGGGCGCAATAGCGTGCCCTTAAAGTGGACCAAGACAAAGCAAGGGCGGCCCTTTAAGGCGTGCCGGGTCAGGAAAGCAACTTGATGCGGGCGAAGCGAAACCTTCAAGCCGCGCTCAACCACCTTCAACTCCAAAGCGACAAAGCGGGGCCCGATGCCGATCAGGCAATCGGCGATGCCAAGATTCACGCGGTTTTCGATTCGTTCTATGTCCGCGCCCAAGGGCTGCAGGCCATCGCGAACACGGGAAGCAAAGGCGGCTTCAGGCGTGGCCATCGTCGAGTCCCATGTCATTGTCCCGTTCGAAGATATCCGGGGGAGGCTCTGCCACCGGAGAGACAAAAGCCGGGTCCCTATCTCGCTCTGCACTTTCAATCACTGCTCCCGTGCTCGCGTCGATTAAGGCCGAAGGCGGCGGGCCTCCGTAAAGCTTGCGCAGTTCGTCAAGCTTGCGCTGCACTTCCTCCTTGGACATGGAGTCGATTGTCCCATGGCGGATTTCCTTGCGGTCCACATAAATCGTGCCCAAGGCCTGCCCTCGGCGGTACTCTGCCTGCACGGCTGCAGCATAGGCTCCCGATTCCAGGGCCTTATCGCGGATCATTTGCAAGTCCCGCATGTGCCGCTCATAGCTGGTGTTGTACTTCGAATTGAGTTGCGCCCGGTACTCTTGAATGGCTGCCACCACATGCGGGTTGATTTCCGGGTTCGTAAGCTTCCATGCCATTACTGAGGCGGAGGTCTCCTTGTACCCGGCCCGGATAGCGGCTTCCTTCAGGGTCACCCGGCCATCACCGGCCACAAGCTCGGTCACGAACTTCCATTCCTTGGCCTTCAGGGTCTTCTGCCTGCGCAGCGGGGCTACTTCCCTCGACATGCGTGTCCGGGCCTTGTCCGGGGTCACCGGGGGCACGTTCCAGACATCCTTCTTGGTCATCAGTCCTTCCTCCACAGGCGCCAGCCATTCTCGACCCTGCGAAGCACAAATGACCAGTCCGGGCGGTGGATCTTCACAAACCGGATCGAGGCCACACGGGCCGAATCGGCCTGTGCCTTGGAGGTGAACAGGATGCTGTCTCCCGGCTCCATGTCCAAGAACGGGTACTTCGTCCGGGCCGATGGTATAACAATTCCTTGCTCAATCTGTAGCACGGCTACCCCCTATAAAACTGGTACCGAGTGTAAATAGGGTTTGCCTATCTGTCAAGGCCAGGGGATAGCCTTCGGCAGAATCAAGGGCCCTATATAGGACTTTTTGGGGCATCATCGAAAATATTTTTTTTGGAAGGATCACACGGAGCCCCCCTGAGAATTACGCCTGTTTTTTAAGCAGTAATGGTCCGTAATGCCCTGGAAGCCGCATAAACATTGACTTATTACGGCATTACGTCCATTACGCCCAATCTCACGAAAAAAATTTAAAAAACACTCATGCCCTAAAAAAGTCTATATGACCTCTCAAAAATGCATAAGACCCCGGTCCGTGGTCCATGATCCGTTATAAGCCCACCTCAAACCTAGGGAAAGCCCCTATACTTTTTATCCCACAACCTAACACCTGTACCCCAATGTAGACTAGACTACACGCCCTAACCGATAGATATCCACAGAAAGGAGAGTTATCTTGACAGACGATTCGCGTAAAACCACCCCTGAAAAGCATGTCATTCCCGACCCAATAATCGAGGATGCCAAGTTCATCATGGAGTTCTTGTCCGAGCACTTTGACACTCCCCCTGAAGCCTTGTTCGCGTCCATCGTAGCGGTGGCGGTCTTGGCCAAGGGGGCGGGCATGCCTCGCCAAGTCCTGCTGGAGGGCATTGCTGCTGCCTATGACGACCTTGACCCGTTGGCCTTGGACATTGGTGCGGAGGTCAAGCATGGACATCACTGAGTTCAAGCAGCGGGTCTCTTGCCCGCGTGTGGCCCCGTACAACACTGGCAAGCTTCGCATTGGCGTTGCCTATGTCCCTCGTCAGCGGTGGGAGCCCAGTTCGGATGCCTACTCCATCCAGACTGCCCTGCTCAATGCCAACAAACCTCGCTTGACCCTTGGTCAGCGGATCATGGAGTTCTTGTTATGACTGTGCCCAAACATCCTGAATACCGGAGCATGGAGTACGAAAGCGACCTATTGGGGATAACCCTGACCTGCTACTTTGACCATGAGCCTGCCTCGCGTGGCGCTCGGGAGTACGGCACGGGCCTGCAATTGGAGCCGGACTATCCTGCTACGTATACCCTGGCCCATGCGTATACGCCGCAGGGACTGGACATATCCCCAGTGATGCGTCTGGATATGATTGAAATGATAGAAGAGTATGCTTGTGAAACCCTTGAAGGAGATTGGAATGACTGAGTTAACGAAAGAGCAGCTTCGGGAGATCAGCAAAGAGGCGGCTCTGATCTCGGGAAGGATTGGGGCGATGCTGGTGCAAGAGGGCGCGGACAAGCGCATCGCACTGCTGGCCTCAATGAGGACCGCTGCTGGCTGCAGCGTAGTCGCTGGTGTCGATCTGCACAGTGCCATGACGCTGTTCATGTCCCTGTACAAAAGCGCCGATGAATTTTTTAACGAAAAACTCAAGGACAAACACTGATGAGAGCGCAATTCATAACCCCTGCCCCGGTTTCGGACAACGTCTTGAAGATCACCATGGAGCAGCGCGGCTGCTTGGTGGAGGTCTGTGTGCCAGAGGCTGCTCTGCCCTCGCCTTTGGAGATGAAGGAGTACATGTCCAACACGGGGGCGCACATGTATGCCCGCCTGTACCACATGGTCCAGCAACTGGAGAAAGGCGAATGATCAAGATTGAGAGCAACCGGCCTTTGCCGGTCAAGTTCCCGTTTGAGCAGATGCAAATCGGAGACAGCTTTGCAGTCCCTGAGGGCGTCACCCGTGCTGCGGTGAGCGTAGCAGCTTGGCGCTACGGCAAGGCCACGGGCAAGAAGCTTACTGTTCGCAAGACCCCTGAGGGGTTCTACTGCTGGAGGATCAAATGACTTTTGAAGCAATCAACATCGGCGACATCGTTCAGGTCAACCCCGCCAAAGAAGTGTTCGGGGCCTGCATGGTTGTGGTCACTGAAGTCAAGACCTGGGGCGTCCAAGGCTATGTCCAAAACGCTGGTGTAAATGGGCAGGCTTACATCCGTCTGAAGAACGAAGACTTTGAGCATACAGGTGGCACTGCCGTGTGGATCGTGGGGAGGGAAGAATGAGCATAGAAGCAATGAAAGAGGGCTACTACTGCGTGATATGCGGCAGGTTTCTGCCAGCAGATGAACATGGTGTCATCGTGCATGATGACATTGAGCACCCACAAGAGATGGATTTTGGAGATGAGGAGAACCCGCAATGATTTTTAAGTCTCAAACCATGCGTCAAATCATGGCAACCATGATGGAGGTAGAAGATAAGTGGCAACACAGCAAATGGATAGACAAAAGTGAACTGATAAACCCGGATGCACCTGTTGTCATTCAAGTTGGTGATTATGGATATGAGGTTCAAAGCATCGGAGGTGACGGAGATATTGATGGATTTGTCATCATGTGCAAAGAAGAACCTGTGTGCAAGTGGGAAGATATGGAGTTCATCAAGCTATGAGCATCGAAGCAATGAAAACCGCGCTGGAGGCGCTGGAAGAAGCGCATCCAAAACCATACAACGAGTCCGTGATCTCGCATGTAGAAGCCATCACCGCCCTTCGCACCGCCATCGCAGAGGCTGAGAGCGTGGAGCCTGTGGCTTGGGTGAACTTAGACAAGTACGGCAACTTGCATGAAAGTTCTTCGCAGACCGTACCACCTTGGACCTTCCCCGTGTATAGACACCCACCCGCAGCACAGCAGGAGCCGGTGGCGTTGGAAGCCGTCTACGAAACCATCATTCATTGGGATGAAGGCGGTGGGAAGCGAAGCCGCAGGGAATTGGCAAGGCGCATTGTTTCTCTCTACACCACCCCACCCGCAGCACAGCGCCAGCCGCTGACGGAGGAGCGGGTATGGGAATTGGCGGCGAACTGTCTTGATAGCGTTGCGGGCAGGCTTCAGTTTGCCCGCGCCATTGAAGCCGCACATGGCATCACAGGAGAGAAGAAATGACTTTTGACGAATGGTTTGTCAAATACCCGCTGCCCGCTGAAATCGACACGATGGACGACACTGACCGTGAGCAATGGACATGGGCGCTGCGGTCGGCTTACAAGACTGGCGCAGCATCAACTCGTGAATGGGTAGGGCTGACGGATAAGGAAATCCTCTCCGATGACATCTTGCGCTATTACTACGGCATGAATGGTGGTGCAGGCCCAGTTTCTCAAAAGGGCAAGAAAGTCGTTGCAGCCATCGAAGCCAAACTCAAGGAGAAGAACACATGACAACACACATCACAAAGACATGGTTTGATGGCGATAAGGTAGTGACGCAGGAGATACCT